AAAGATGCACTTACTTTTTCAATTAGTGCCAAACTGCCGTCAAGTGGTGAGCCGTGGAAAGATGCTATCAAGCCAGAAGTGGTGTTGGCATACGAAGATGTTGGACACGCATATCTTAAATTTGTTGTAGCAACAGAACAGGATATCGAAGATGCATTAAAGGCAATGCAACAATATCGAGATGCTGGATTCAAAGGCAACGTCTATTTAATGCCAGTTGGAGGTGTTGAAAGCGTATATAATGTTAATAACAAAACTGTTGCGTTGGCTGCAATGAAACACGGTCTCCGGTATAGTGATCGTTTGCAGGTGCCGCTTTTTAAAAACGAATGGGGTACCTAACATGAAACAGTTTATTAAAAATTTATTTGGCGTTAAACAACCAGTAGTTGAAGTTAAAGAAGAAATTAAACAGCTCACACCAAAAGAGCAAGCAACTGCAAATAAAGAACCTTGGGTAGCGGTACTAGATACTCACGTTAATAAAGACAATATTCGTAATGGATTTTTTGAACTTGATTGGAACGAGTATTTTGTGTTACAATTAAGAGCGTCCGGATACAATGGTGAAACTGATGAAGCTATTGTAGATCAATGGTTCTCCGAACTATGTCGCAACGTTGGTGCAGAAAATGGTGTCAATATGGAGCGTAGAGGGGCCGGATATATCAACGTAAATAGTTTAGGTAACGGAAAGACTGAGGTTTTTTAATGTCAAAGACATATATTCTGGTAGACACAGCTAATACATTTTTTAGAGCCAGACATGTCATCCGTGGCAGTTTGGAAGATAAAGTTGGTATGAGCTTGCAAACAGTGTTTATGAGTGTGCGCAAAGCATGGCGTGACTTTAAAGGGGACCACGTCATCTTCTTCTTGGAGGGACGTAGCTGGCGCAAAGACTTTTATGCTCCTTACAAGCGTCAACGTACAGAAGCCCGTGCGGCACAGAGTCCACGTGAGCAAGAAGAAGATCGAGTATTTTGGGAAACATTTGATCAATTCAAAGACTTTATTACTGCAAAGACCAATGCCACAGTGCTGCAACATAAACAGCTCGAAGCAGATGATCTAATTGCAGGTTGGATACAAAGTCACCCAGAAGACACCCACGTGATTATTTCGACAGATGGCGACTTTGCACAATTGATTGCGCCCAACGTAAAACAATACAATGGTGTAATGCAGATTACAACAACACACCAAGGATACTTTGATGAAAAAGGCAAGTATGTGGTTGATAAGAAAACTGGATTGCCAAAAGGGCCACCAGAGCCAGAATGGTTGCTGTTCGAAAAGTGTATGCGTGGTGACCCATCAGACAACATCTTTAGTGCATATCCGGGAGTACGCGAGAAAGGCACAAAAAATAAAGTTGGTCTCCGTGATGCATTTGCTGATCGTGATTCCAAAGGCTATTCTTGGAACAATCTCATGCTCCAACGTTGGACCGATCACGAAGGTGCAGAACATCGTGTGCTAGATGATTATACTCGCAATGTAAAATTGTGCGACCTAACTGCACAGCCAGAAGACATTAAAGCACTTATGAAAGAAACAATTAAAACGGCAACTACATCTGATAAGAATATTTCACAAGTTGGTATCCGTTTGTTAAAACTTTGCTCAGAATTTGATCTGGTAAAAATTAGCGAGCAAATACAAAGTTACGCCGAACCGCTTAATGCAAGGTATTCACAATGAACTCAACAGCAAAAATTCTAGTACCAAATAAAGAATGGTTAGTTAAAGATAATGGTCATAAAATTGGATCAATTAGTAAATCTAAAAAGGGTTATTCTTTTTTAAAAAGCGGAAAGCAAATCAATTTTAAAAATTTAGCCGAACTTAAATCGCAAGTTGGTATTGTGGTATTTGAAGAAAATATTAAAAATATTCGTCCTGAAAAAACTGAAATTAAAAATTATGCCATATATGATTTTCCGTGCAGTTCAAAACCATACGATCCAGTTTACAATGTAAAAAAGAAATTACCTTTATTTGCTAAAAGTGATAAGAGCAAAAGTCAGTATTGTGCAGGTTATTATATTATTCAATTTAAAAAAGGATGGGTTAAAAGTTTCTGTCCAAAATTAATTACATTAGAACGATATCCATTTCACGGTCCTTTTAAAAAAGAATCTGAAATGAAGACAATGCTAAACGCAGCAAATAAATCATGAAACAATTAAACACATTACCTATTGAAGAGTTCTTAGACAAGGCTAGAGTGGCCATTAAGAGTAATCAAAAAACTTTATCACTATCCATTAAAGAAGTAACTGATTTACAAAATAGTTTAAGTGTTGTAATGACACGATTAACTGGAGAATTAGATAAAATTGCTACAACTACTTCTGCAGAACCAGTAACTATCAGCATGGATGGTGGTAAATTTTAACTAGGCCTGCTAAATATATACGCACTTTTTGGAGAACGTATTAAATGAGCAGGCCTAAACCGAAGATACTTTTAGAAATTACTAATAAAAAAACTTATAAAACAGATCAAGTTTTAGAAGCCGATGCTATTTGGGCTATTTTTTATCAGGACAAACCTATCAATTTAAAAACTGGCAGTATTGTGGCACAGCAATTAGGTCCAAAATATAAAAAAGTTAGTTTTTCAAACTCGGGCCATGCTATTAATCTTGCTGAAAAACTTAATAAAATGTTTAATACCAACGAGTTTTCCGTTTATAAACTGACTACAGGTGAAAAGTTGTCAGATGAATCAAAAAATTGAAATTACCAAATACGTAGCAGGCCAAACTGGCCTTGCCACTGACGAAAAATCTGTTAGAAAATTTGTTGCAGAATGGTGGCAAAATCCTAGACCAAAAGAAAAAGGAGGATTAAAACTAACAGAAGAGGGCTTTGCTCGTCTTACTACACAGTTCAAACCCCATAGAGTCAAATTTGATCAACCTGTAGAATATACAAATCAATTAATACTTAGATTGGATAACTTTATTGAATGCCCATGGTTTGTATCTAAAAAAGAAATATTTGTGTTCAACGATAAAATGGCTGTGCAATTAGTGTTGTTTTCTGGCAACATTGTAAAATTTAGCACCGCAAAAGCAAAAAGTCTAAAATCCGCTTGACATAGACACCAATTCCGTGTATAATTAACACATACTGAAGCACAGTGCAATCAGTAGTTAAATTAACCCAAACACTGAAAGTTTAAAATGGCAGAGCAAATTTCCGCAAATCGTACAGTTACACCTAACGAAGCCAAGCGCTCAATTCGTAAGTGTATTAAAATTCAACGTCCTGTGTTTATGTGGGGCCCCCCTGGTATTGGTAAATCCGATATTGTTAAACAACTTGGTGATGAACAAGGCCGCGAAGTTATCGACGTTCGATTGTCGCTATGGGAACCCACTGACATTAAAGGTATCCCTTATTACAATAGTACAGAAAATACTATGACTTGGGCTCCACCTGCAGAACTGCCTACAGATCCTAATTCTACCGCAATCTTGTTCTTAGACGAATTGAATAGCGCGGCTCCTGCTACACAGGCGGCGGCTTTCCAATTGGTTCTTAACCGTCGTGTCGGTACTTATGTATTGCCAAAAGGTGTTGCTATTGTTGCCGCCGGTAACCGTGAAACTGATAAAGGTGTTACGTATCGTATGCCTGCTCCATTGGCTAACCGCTTTGTTCACTTGGAATTGAAAACCGATTACGAAGATTGGTTGAACTGGGCCACTGCAAACCGTATTCACGAACAGGTGGTAGGCTATGTCGGTTTTGCTAAACAGGACCTGTATGACTTTGATCCAAAGTCCAGCTCACGTGCATTTGCTACTCCCCGTAGCTGGTCATTTGTTAGCGAATTGTTGACAGATGACGATTTGGATGAAGGCACATTGACTGATTTGGTCGCAGGTGCAGTCGGAGAAGGATTGGCATGTAAGTTCATGGCACACCGTAAAGTGGCAAAACAGATGCCTAAGCCAGAAGATATCTTAAGTGGGAAAGTTAAGAAGTCCGATATCAAAGAGATCTCTGCAATGTATTCTTTGACGGTGTCATTGTGCTACGAACTCCAAAGTGCTGATCAGAAGAAGATCAAAGGTTGGGATGCTATGGCTGACAATTTCTTTGGTTTTATGATGGACAATTTCCCAACTGAATTGGTTGTAATGGGTGCAAAGGTAGCATTAACAAATTATCAACTGCCATTCGATGCCAGTAAAATGCAGAACTTTGATCGGTTCCATGCAAAATATGGCAAGTACATTATCCAGGCAATGGAATAAAATTGGCCCGTAAGGGCCTTTTTTACTTGCTCTTTTGACAAATTCAATGTATAATATATACATACTAGTAAGGACTGTTATGACATCTGTAATGAAAACCGAAAAAATTAAGAAACCTGTTCCTACCAAAGAGTATACGCAGGCAGAAAAAAATAAGATTGTTGAAAAACTAGTCACAGCCCGTATTGGTTTGCTATTGCGTCATCCATTCTTTGGCAACCTTGCTACACGTATGAAGTTGATTGATGCCAGTGACTGGTGTGCTACATTGGCCACAGATGGTCGTAACTTCTATTACAATAACGACTTTGTAAATAAACTTAAACCGAAAGAAGCAGAGTTTGGTTTTGCACACGAAGTTCTCCACAATGTATTTGATCATATGGGTCGTCGTGATCATCGTGATCCTGTGTTATCAAACATTGCAGCAGACTATGCCGCTAATCAAATTCTTAAAGATGAGCGCATTGGTGAAATTCCTACATTCATTAAGATTTTTCAAGATAACAAATATCGCGGCATGAGCTATGAACAGATCTATGATGACATTTATGAAAAAGCTGATAAAATTGACATTGGTTCTCTAGGCGAGCTGTTGGACGAACACTTGGATGGCGACGACGAAGGTGACGGAGAAGGAGAAGACGGTGACCAAGAAGGTAAAGGCAAGCGTCCAAAATTGACCGCTGAAGAAAAGAAAGCCATCCGCGATGAGATCAAAGAAGCCATGGTAGCGGCTGCACAGGCAGCAGGTGCTGGCAAAGTCCCTGCAGGTATCCAACGTATGATCAGTTCGTTTACTGAACCTAAAATGGACTGGCGCCAGATGTTGCGTATGAATATTCAAAGTATTCTTAAGAGCAATTTTAGCTTTAGTCGTCCTAACCGCAAGAGTCAACACTGCGGCGCTATCTTGCCAGGCATGATGAACGAAGAAACTATCGATGTGTCCGTAGCAATTGACATGTCTGGTTCTATTAGCGACAAAATGGCCATGGACTTCCTAAGTGAAGTCAAGGGCATTATGGACGAATATCAAGATTTTAAACTGGACTTGTGGACATTTGATACCCAAGTGTATGGCTATCAACGTTTTACCGGAGATACTGCTGATGAGATCTTGTCTTACAAATGCCAAGGCGGTGGCGGTACTGATTTTGATGTAAACTACGAGTTTATGAAGAATGAAGGTATTGAGCCAAAACGATTTATTATGTTTACAGATGGATACCCTTGCGGCAGTTGGGGCGATGAGAATTATTGCGAAAGTCTGTTTATTATCCATGGCAACGATTCTATCATTTCTCCCTTCGGCCAGACTGCGCATTATAAATAAGTAGGTACTTAATGTCGTTAAGCAGAGGTGAAATTAATCCATTAAGTGTACTGAAGATGAGGAAATTAAACTTTATCCCGGAACACTTTACAAAAATTTCAGTAGATACGTTTATTGATATCAAACTTCTTGATCACTGGATCGGCTATAACTTAAATAGCAGGTATGGGATAAAGAAGAAAATAACGCTAGACCATAATAAAAAAATGGTCGACGTTATTGAGATAGGCATGGAAGACCCCAGGGAAGTCACTATGCTAACATTAGGTTGTCCCCACATACATAAAAATAAAAAGGATATATTTTAAAATGGAAAATACAAAAGCTCAAGTAGCAAGTACAGAAGGCATCGGCGGAGCAGCGCCTGCTGCGGCTCAACCAGAATTGAGCATTAGCGATTTGCAAAATCTTCGCGCATTGGTAGAAACTGCGGTTCGTCGTGGTGCATTTCAAGCCAACGAAATGACTGCGGTTGGTTCAGTGTTTGACCGTCTCAATAACTTCTTAATTGCAATCGTACCAAAAGAAGAAGCTCCTGCTGTAGAAACTGCTGCTATGGAAGTCCCCGCAGAAGAAGCCGTAGCAGAATAATTCAAACTGGAAAAAATATGAAGCACGTAGGAAAAATGAAAAACAACGGCGCCAAAGTTGTTGTAGCCTACCGTACCTTGCCCGGAGATGCCTATAACGCACTAGTTGTAGGCACCGGAAATCTAGGAGATAGTTATCATGACTCTTTGATGAGTTTGGTACAAGGTCTGGATGCACAGCAAGCTAACGAGTTAGCAGATTTGTTATCTGTAAGAAAATTTACAGACGGCAGTAATATGCTCCAGTGGTTACATGCTAACGGACACCTTAAAAAAGTTCCAACATCCGGCGTGTTAATGACTCCAACTCCACAATCTAGTGTATCATTAGACGAACTTAACCAAATTATTGCAGAACAAAAAGGCGTAAGTCTTGATGATCTGGCAATTACAGATGGTAAAATTCCTAATCCCAAAAAATCAAAACCGCTTGAACCAGTTGCCGAAGAACCAACTGCTAATTTAACACCAACTGAGTTGAGATCACGTGCTGATGCCTTGTTTAAACAAGCTCAGCAATTGCGTAAAAAAGCAGACGAGATTGATCCTCCTAAGAGTAAAAAGAAATCTGTAGCTGTTGAAGTTGAATGACACATCCCGAACAGGCATATCTTAACGCACTGAAGGAAATATTAGCCAATGGGGAGGACCGGCCTGATCGTACAGGTACAGGTACTCGTAGTATATTTGGCCTTCAGATGCGCTTTGATCTAACACAAGGTTTCCCCGCAGTTACTACAAAGAAACTGGCGTGGAAAGCATGTGTTAGTGAATTACTTTGGTTCATTGAAGGTAGTGGTGATGAAAATCGTTTAAGAGAAATCTTACATGGTGAACGGTACAGTGAAAAGAAAACTATCTGGTCAGACAATGCCACAGCACCATATTGGGTTGAAAAGCGATTACAACGGCATGCAGGAGACTTGGGTCGCGTATATGGAGTACAATGGCGCAGATGGAGAAAACCCCTAGTACGTGTCAATAAAGTTGTCCTGCAAAATCACGATCAATTATTAGAATTGATTGCAGGTATTAAGGACGATCCGTATAGTCGCAGACATATTATATCAGCGTGGAATCCCGGAGAGCTTGACCTAATGGCACTTCCGCCCTGTCATATGATGGCTCAATTTTATGTCAGCAATGGCAAGTTAAGCTGTCAAATGTATCAACGTAGTGCTGATTTTGGATTAGGTATTCCATTTAATATTGCAAGTTACGCATTGTTTACCCATATGATTGCCCAGGTATGTAATCTAGAAGTGGGCGATTTAATTATTACAATTGGAGATGCACACATTTATAATAATCATGTGGATCAGGTAAAAGAACAGTTAACACGCAACCCATTCCCATTGCCTACATTGAAGTTGAATCCAGATATTAGTGTTATTACAGATTTTGGAATGGAAGATATAGAGCTAGTCGGCTACGAAAGTCATCCTAGTATCCAAATGCCAATGGCTGTATAATCAAAAAAGGAAATGCTCCAAAAAGGGGAGCATTTGCCAATGTTATTATTAAAGAAATAACTTAAACTACCAGCACTTCAATAACTCCAAAGCCTTCGGATTGCGTTCCGAGGGCTTTTCCTATTATTGCTCCGCCAAATACATTGCTGGCAGCGATTCCATATCCGGGTATACTGCTAGTAACAATTAGATCACCCTTTTTAATATAGCCTTGAACTTTGCAAGGAACTCGACCTTTTAAGGCAATATAGGGGTGAGTTTTGTCGGTTCCTGCCTCAGAATTCATCATATATGCCGGGTTTTTACTCACTATGCCCGCTACCCTTGTATCAGCAAATGTTGCGGTAACAGTGACTTCTTTTTCACCACCGATAATCAACACGGTTCCGGGTTCGTACACAGCATCTGCTTCATACCTTTCTGCAAGGTCGGCATATCGAGCAGCCGACGCTGTTGCATTTACTACGCTAGTAGCTGGATTAAAATAAAAAGAAGGATTTGTTTTTAAACTTTGATTACCAGTTGCACTGATAGCAAATGGAATATAATAATTTGCATTGGTAGTGGTACTGGCTAAACTAACACGCTGAGCCGCCTTAGCTGTTAATGATTCAGATGCGGTTCCCCAAAAGTAATAACCACTGGCATCTGAGCTTCCATTCTCATCACATCCGGCAAGTGTTAGGCCGTTACGAACACCGTTGGAATAATTTGTAATTAGGTTAGAACTGGGTTGAGGAATTAATGTGTTATTAGATAATGCGGTTCCCAAATTAGCAATTGTAACAATTGGTGTAGAACCTATTTCGCCTTTGATAATAAAATATTCTACATTGTTAATATCGTTATTACTAATTTCCTTGCCAAATACCCAAGCTGCTTTTGTAGAAGAACCTGATACTGGTCCAATGATTTGATATTCTCTACCGTCAAATGCTTTTAATTGTCCATTGGAAGAATCCCACCATAGGTCACCAACTGTGGATGTATTAGGAGTAGTTGATTGCACATTAAGATTAGCAATGCTCTTAAAGTTACTACCATCATAACACACATTTAATTTTTTTGTAGAAACTGAACTATCAAACCAAAGTTGCCCCTGAATTGGCTTAGACGGTGCTTTGCTGTTAGAAAAATTTTCTAACAAGTATAGAAAGTTTTGATCAACAACTTGTCCGTAACCAGCATAATTTTTACCCACAAATGTTAAATTTGTAGTGACATCTAACGATGCGTCCTGCACTGTAGTGAGTTTTGACCCGTTGGTTTTATTTAAAATATATGACATGATGTTTTATTATTGTTATGCATTACCAAGATCCGGTATCAGACATTCGTATACGGGACCACGCATTAGTGGCTGTACAAATATATAGAAAATTAGTACCAAATGCAAATTGCCCAACTGTACCGGTAGAATTCCAGTGCACCGGAGGATTTTGGCCAAGGTATAAATCTCCGGATAATTGAATATTTCCTAAGATAGTTAATCCCTGAACAGTAGAAGTTGTGGTGCCGGTAGTTAAGTAAGAATATGTTGTACTGGTACTGATAGAAAATTTGGTTGAAGAAATGTAGCCTAATGTTTTTCCATAATTTCTTATCAAGGTAATATCCTGATAATTTCTACTGGTATCTAAAACAGTAACCGGCGGTAGAATCCAACCATTGTCTCCAATAATTTTAGGAAATGCTGGTCCAATAATTTCTACTATGTTATTTGACAATACATTTAACTGTCTATTAGTAGTATCCCACCATAGATCACCGTTGACAAAATTTTCAGGTTGATTGGAAGATACAATAGCTCCACTAATAGATTTAAATTGTGTATCATATACCATTAATCTTTTAGTAGTTGTATTATACCATAGCTGTCCTTTTAGCGGATTAGTAGGCGGGGTATCAGTTGTGTTGGCAAAATTAGCTAATAATTTTACAAGATTGTTGTTTAATTGTTCGCCAAACCCATCATAATTTTTACCTATTAATGTAAGGCTAGTGGCAGTTTTATTTGCTGTACTATTTGCTAGTAATAACAAAGTAGTGCCGTCGGTATTAAGTATTGTATATGCCATATTAGTTCTCTATTACCATGTGCTCAATGCAGATCGTTTCCAAGTATTGGTATTAATACATACATAAACATATTCAGCATCCCAAACAATCTGACCCGTTGTGCCGGTATCAGAGGCACTAAGAGGTGTATAATGATTAGAAGATACTAGTCCATTAGAAACGGTTAATGATCCGTCAATACGAGTATTTCCGTTAACACTCAACAATGTATTTGCCGTAGGAGTTACTGTATTAATACCAACAAAAGAACGAGATACCACTACCGTTTTAACAGGGGTAGAATCAGTAAGACTCTTGGTATTGAATATAATTTGACCACCCGGTACATTATTTGTAACAATAGCATCATTACCTTGTTTATGAAATTGGATATAATTTGAAGGGGTGTCGTTAGCAACCCTAATAACAACTCCATCCCGCCCTTGAGGTGATAACAAATTAGGAGTTACAAATACCAGCTTGCCCGTTATCTGCTGACCAATAGAACTGCTATCATTTTTTAACAAATAGTTAGCGGCAACTTGACCGCCCAGTTGACTTGCATCATTGGCAATACCCTGAAGTTTCCAAGACTGTGTTGCTTTGTTTGTAAGAGTTATACCGGGTAAAATTGAAGGAAATCCTTCCATACCAGCAGGATAAGTGGCAGGGACAAATGCTGCACCGGATGATATAACTGATATAACATATCCGTCAACCCAATTTAAAATTACACGACGAATACCGTTTGTTGCCGAATCAATTAATTCAGTAGCTTCTGAACCAGTTTTAAATATTGCCGATACAGAAGGTCCAACAGTTATCCAATTGTTAATGGTATAAATCTTAAGTTCATTTTTAACAGTGTCAACCCAAATGTCTCCATTTTTTAAACCAGTTAACGGTTGAGTTGGTTGCTGATATATTCCGCTAGCACCGGCCCAATTTGCACCAACTGCGGTACCATTATTAATTCTTAAGACTTTGTTAAAAGGATCACTAGTGTCATACCATAGCTGACCTTCAATAGGATTTGCAGGAGGATTAGCACCGGCAAAATTTTCTAACAAATGAACAAAATTTTCTGCAACACGCTGACCATAGTTGGGATATCCGCGACCTACTAAATTTAAACTAGTATCAACAGTATTAATGCCCGGCGGCATATCTGGTACCGTAATTGTTTCTATCTTAGTTGGGTCCGAAAAAGTTAGTTTATAAGGCATAGTTAGATCCCGTTGCTAAGACTTTGAATTCTTACTGTATAATCAATTTGAATCATACGATTTAAAGATTTTTGTACAGGATGAAAAATAACGTGCGTAATTAAATCGCCCATCCCAGGGCCTTCTGGACTATATGCTCTTAATCCTAATTCATCAAAGATATACTGACCGTCTGTATTTGTAGCATTATCAAATACTGCTTGTCCATTAGGTTCGCCAAAATCCAATAAACAACTGACCAACACATCAGTATATGCTGTTCCTAATACATGGCGAACTTGCATAAAATTTCTTGCAGGGTCTAAATCAGTGGGTTGACGAGCATCAACCGATTTTCTGTAAGTCTCGTTATATAATGCAGAATTGACCCCCACAGTGTTAGGAGTTAGATAGGTAATGATACCAGTGTCATCAACGCGGGTTCCTCCATTTCCAAAAGCCATTTCTGCAATAGTGCCGCTTCCCTGATTACTTAAACTGCGTGCCAAAGCCATTGAAAAGTTTTCATAGTGAATAGCATTACGTTTATCAACTAATACTTCTTTGGTTACAGGATCAAATATTTTAATATGACCCTGTACCTTAATATTTCCCTGTTCGTTGGGACGAGATGCCGGCAGTGTTGTCTGCTGTGTAGGTTGGCTATTCATTTTATTGTTTTCCATGCTGATATTTATACTAATTTAGTTACTGTAATAATATTGATCTGGCAATTCTGCAGGACCGTCTTGCAAGAATTTTGCAGGTATAGTATTACTATCCATTATTGACAAAGTTTTAGTGGATGAGACTTCGTTATTCCAAACCGTTGATCGGTTAAATTGGCGTTTTACCACTGTTAGCCTAACTCCGGTATCTATTCCGCCAGGGATATTTAATGTCAACCGCTGACCAGAAACAGTAAACTCCGGTGGCTGATAATTCAATCCACGATGCTCGTATCCTTTAAATGATTTTGCATCCTTTGAATCAGTATAAACCCAAACTTGATTATTAGAAGCAATAACATAGGCATCACCGTAATTGACAGTATCGGGCAATTGATCAACTGTTGATTTAGTTCCCAATATATGTAGTGCAGGACTATCATAAGATAAATCAATATTTTGATGATAGGTGCCAACTTTGTTTAACAGCCTTCCACCATAGTACACTGAAATTTGATCTGCTGCCAAAATACCAGAAGCCGTCGACAAAGTAATTCCATCATTGGCAAAAGTACCGGTGTTTGCACTATTGATATTATAACGTACTATTTGCTTAACCGTTGATATTGTATAGTTTGTAGCAGTAGACACAGTTAATTGAGATTGTCGATATATATTCTCACCAAATGGAACCGTTTGACTAGGGCTTTGATCAATTACTCGTGTGCCAACTCTATTGTTAAAACACGGCGCTGTGCCCAAAGTACTTCTGCGTAATTGCCCCAACACGTTGTCGATTATTGTAAAGAATTCAATTCGTTCCCCATTAATAATAATCACACCCGGAATATTTTTATTTACGTTTGCCGGAGTAAGCACACTGGCGTTGGCTACATGGATTTCAGTATCAGTAAATGATAAATCCTGTGTCAAATATGTAGTATTGCTTTTGCTTAATCGTTTAAAATGAGTTCTATTAAAAATATCATTAAAAATTCTATAACCTAAAATTAAATTTGTATTATTAAATGTTGTTATAATTACTGGACCAGAAAATTTATTAGAAATTTGAACAGTAAGTCGATCATCAAGAATTTCAAAATCAATGAAGTTAGTTAATGGTACTCCTGCAACTGTTACCCAAATATAATTTTCATCCAATACAGGACGACTTATTTTGTATCGATTGCTTGTATTTTCGCTAAATGTCTCAGTCCTCATTAACATATTATCGGTATTGCTATATGTTATTATTTTAAGATCTCCAACACCATTCTTCCATTTTAATATTGCATCAACTCCAGATGTACAAAGATATAATTTAGACCCGATAATATCATATTCATAATTTTGTTGGTTCGGAGGATAGCCAGTGCTGCCCGGTTTACTTACAATAGCAACTACGTCTCCTGGTTCCAATCGAAGAATAGTTATAGTAACATAATTTGATGCAAACGTAAAATCAAAACCGCGGCGCAATTCAACTCCGTTGACGTAAACTCTAATATTATCTATACCAAATGTGCCGGCATTATTAATAGCAAACACTCGATTACTGGCTACGGTATAATAATCAATATGGGGCGGAGTTAATTTCTTACCGTTAAATTCTACTATGGCATTTGCAACTTCTGGTTTAGACGTATCCATTGCGTATGTAAGATCAAAAGGAATTTCAATATACGGAGCACCCGGCAGGATGGGAACGGGATTACTAGTATTGGTTATAACTTGTTCCCTAATTTCGCTATGCAATCGTTGTTCAGTACCAAAGAACCAAACTGTTACAGTATTGGTACCAACTGGTAAATTATAGATATTAACAATTGCTCGGTTATCGTTTCGACCACCAAAAGATAATATATATCCATATTCGGTGCTGGTACTGACTTGAGAAAGGGTACGACCATTTACAGTTACATAAGCTGATTTAGCGCCAGCACTTTCTACGTGCAATGTTGATTGTGTAGATGTTATAGAACGAGTATTTAATAACCCCGCTTCTTCATTTGTACTCAAACTGCCCATACTAATGATACTATAAGATACTGTGCCACGAACAGTTTGGGGTACAATAATTAACTCAGTAGTTTCCCAATTGACCGAATAATCTGTACCGTAAGATAATATCTTATTATTAAATGTAACTACTAAACTGTCCGTATTTAATGGTGCCAGGCTTAGTCTGCGAACTGTGCTAACGCCAATATTATATATTTCAAACGACGAAGTTAATATTACAGGAGAACTATTGGGATTCTTGGTGTAAACATTAATACCAAGACTATCGTGAATCTCACCAGGTACAAGCTCTTCAGGAGCATGGCTTGTGTTAGGTGTTAAGAATCCGTCACCGTCAATTATAATATCCGTTGGACTAATACCCAATGCACTTATACGAGTTGAGGTATTCCATGTGCCGCCTTCAATTACACTATCTAACAAACTGGCGGCAGAATTATAATCCCAAAATTCAATTTTGGAATTAATAGCAATAGTGTTGGTTGCAGTGTGATTAAAAACAACGGTATTGCTAGCAGTATTAACTTTAACTACTTGAACTGTATTTGCATTAAATTTATTAGTAGTGGTGCTAGTTACATTGACATGGTGTCCCACTGCAATACCCCGAACAGAGTTTAATGCAATACTGGTCCACGTACCACCAACAGATATTGAACTACTGGTAGATACTGCACTAGTATAATATCCTACTTGATCGGCCCATACAGAAGTATCATATCCGGAAACATCCCACTCAGTACTGTAATCAAATTTTAGTCCTTCAATTCTAGTTTTAGGATACTCTATACCAGTCATTAATTGACCAAGATCTAGGCCCGGCATGCCGCTAGTTGCAGTATAATAATTTAAAATTCTATCAGTAGCACTTAATAAATCAAGATTCTTTTCATAAGAAATTTTTATTATTATGCCGTCGCCCGGTGCGCTGTTTAAAAATACAAGATTACTACGCTGTTTATGATATTCACCGTGTGCAGCCTGATAGTATTTTATAGTAAATTCTGATAGTAATGCACGGACCCCGTCAACAGTAACAATAATTTTATTTTTATCAGGGGCAGCTAACCAGGATAATTCAAATTCAGAATTTAACCCGTTACCAATAAATTCATCAACATTGTTTAAATTATCCAACTCAGGAATTTTACTAGTTCTATCAAATTTAATTCCAATAGTATTTGATCGAACCTTTTGATTGACTAGTTGTGCATATATTTTTGCCGGTATAATATGTTCGCCACCACCAACCAATGTCGCTATGGGAGTAACATAATAACCTTGTCCGGGATCAGTGACTATAATAGAAGTAACTGCGCCAGAAGTTATATAGGCAATTGCTTTTGCTCCGTATCCAGTATCACCGTTGGCTGCGGTAATTATTACACTAGGAACCGAGGTATATCCACTGCCCGGCTTGCCTACTGAAATGCTTCCCACATAATAAGAATGATTATCGGCCCACGATTTCCAAGGATATGTTGTTAACATAGAGCTATCATCGTCAACTGTAATGAACTTATTAGTTACTTTATTGTATTTAGACGGGAGATCAAAATCAGTTGTATAAGATTTAGAATTATCTACAACAGAATTGTTAGTGGTAAATGTTCTAACCCGTGTATGATAAGGTTTAACTTCGGCAATATAATTTTCATAATTAATAGCATCTGATAACTTATAGATCGGTGGCTGAGATAATTCTCCAGAATAATTTGTAACATTAATAAATGAAGTTTTGAATGCCCAGTCTAACAACTTTTGTTCAGACATTGCAAATTTAACTGCTTTAAAGAATAATAAATTCCAATTAATTTTTAATTTGTTAATGAATATGTCATTCTTTAACGCTTTTAAAATATATTCCAATTCTAAATTAGGTGCTTGATCAAATAAAGTTTGATCATATGTATTATTTTGATCCCAACCCAACTCGCTGATTGAAGCATTCCACAAGCTATTTGAAATTTGTATTGTACCGCTTTCAGCATAAACTATATCAAAATCAACATCAAATGTTCCGACGCCTGTGTTAGTTTTTTCTAATATAATAAATTTGCCAAGTCCGCCATTTTTAACTTTTACATAAGACCCCGCGGCCAATGTAGGTAATTCTATAAGGTTGTACACATGATCAACTACATATGAATAATCTAAAAATTTATTATAAGTCGAGCTAACCCAATCAATATATTGCCAGTACAAGGATGTATTATATCTTTGAGTATGTAATCGAGTCCACGACGCTGAAGGAATATCATATGCAAATTTAGTCCATTTATTATTATAAGTACTGTCAGTTAAAACAACAACAGTATACGGACGTACTATTAATTCGGGCGCTGTTACAAATCCCGAGCCGGCATTAACAATAGTTGCAGAAACTAGCTGACCTACTTCGTTAATTTCTGTAGTAATTACTGCATTACTATTTCCTAAGATAGTAACAGTGGGACTAATACGATATCCGTAACCGGCATTGTTAATTTTGATACTACGAATTTGCCCGTTCATAACGGTACAAGATAATTGTGGTTTTTCAAAACGATGACTATCAATTAATAGTAATGATTCATTATCTTCTACTATTTGATCATACTCGTGTGTGTATGCATCGGGTATAATTTCTTGTTGATCTAAATTAATAAAACTATAGTTACCGGTAATACGTTCATTAATCAATACACTGTTGGCAAATTCAATTGTATTTCTTAATGCAGCAACTCGGTCTTTGAACAGGGTTTGCCTTGGACGAATATTAATTCCGTAACGAGATCTTTCAGACAAACTAGGATCAGGAACAAGATTACCAAAACTATCATGTCCAATTAAACTGTCCATTAATTTCTTTTCTATTAATGCAGGAGGCGTGCCTTTTTCGGCACCCTCCTGCAATAATAACCATTCAGTGTGTTTAGGAATTTGATTATTAATACTATCTGTAGATATATTTAGATGTATCCTATCTCCAACCAATTGATTGCCAATGTTGGCTACTGCTAACGCATTATTTGCTAGGATAGAAACATATTGCAAACCATATGATGCAGGATTTTCAATAATTTTTGCTACAGTATAAGTATTGTTTCTTCTATTTTTTACATTAGGAGTAATAATAGAATTTTTAACCCAATAGTAATAATAGTTTGTAAATGACCCACTGATACTGTTATAGATCTGTTTAACAGAGATAACACTGTTGTCGGGGTGTTTAGGTTGACCACTTACTCCTCTAGCTAGTCCGGCAGGCGTGTCTGCAATAGTAGCCCACTGACTAGGTAGTAATGATGATCCAGTCCATTCATATACATCGATACTAGACCCAGGGAACGTTTTACCCCAGTTGGTTTTTCTATATTCTAAACTACCTTGTTCGTACCATACATATTTTACAGTACTTAGGTCCCACCATAATTCACCCACGTGATTATCTAACCAATGATTGTTGGTATTGTTTACAGTTATTTCAGTACCTAAAGAATAAATCGCCGGATCAAATGCTGATTTGTATTTTAATTCTTGCTCAGCAACTCCTGAAATTTTTCCTTTTAATGGATCAACAACATCTAAGTAACTAATAACGCTGTCATTGAAAGAATCAAATAATGCAACTTTTCTTACAGTGTCAACCAATACAAGATCTGGCTGATATCTTAATAAATTCCAACTGTGTGCGGTTACATTTTTCTTATTGAATTTGTATAGCGAACTAATTTCATCATCTTCAAATGTGCTATTTTGATATGCAGGTGCACCAACATATACGGTATTGGCATTAACTGCTACACTGTAACCAAAGTTAGTTCCGTTATTTGTGTTAGACGGTAAGAATTCGTCTGCTAGTTTAAATAATTTATTTTTTCTATTATAAACATATGCTGATCCAGAATTAGTAATAACGTCAAAGAATGTAGTTGAGGCCAAGTCAAATGTTGTTGCTGCATCATTTTCAACACTGTTAGGATCATTAACATAGGGAGTACCTAATACAGGTTGTTCTTCCATTAAAGATACATATTTGTCAAAAGTTTCTACAATATGATTATTGGTACCAATTGCTGTAATTACTAATTCAGTAGCATCTGCATTTGAATCAATGTCTTGGCCAAACTTCATACCAACGCCGGCAACAGGATTTGTAATAACTTGTGATAAAGAAAACAGTCCCGAAATACCATTTCTTTCATAGACTGCAACTTTTCCATAAGATTGATTTGATCCTCTTGAATTAGGAGCAGATACAAACATATAATTGCCTGTAACATTCATAGATATAGTATTACCAAAATTAGCATGGTGTTCAAACGGGCTAGTTATTGTTTGTAAATGATTGGTAGTAGTTCCACTGAACAACGACACTAACCCGGAACCGGTAGACCAGCCCGGAGCTGAGATTGCAATAATTTCAGCATTAGGTGTTCCACTAATACTTGCACCCCACTGACTTCCAACATCAGACAGCTGAATTGAAGATGTGCTAACTTTTTTAATATAGTCAATTTTAATGGTTCCCACCGCAGTGGTACTAGTAGTGATCCAATAAGAATAAACAGAACCTGTACCAGTAGTAAAATTTTGGGGGGCTCCAACTAATAATAATTTACCAGTAGACATGCCTGCCTCGTATAAACTGCTACCAAATAATTCATTATTGCTAGGGTTAGGGCTTAACAAAACTCGCTGGGGGAGTTCAGCAATACTTACAGGATTAATACTACTAATTTTTACTAATCCTTCTTGTGTATAATTAGAAGGAATACCGTCTTTTGATGCAAATCGAACAGTGGTTGTTGTAGTAGATGATTTAACATTACTAACCAACGGAGCTCCTGCAAATAATAAACCATAACCAGTTGATCCGTTTGCATCAGAAAACGGATGATCGTCATAAGCAACTGCATAACCAAATCCTGTATCACTACCGGGGGTAGGGGTATGATAATAATTTGTATTATTGTTAATGCCGTATCTAAATTTTAATTGAGTCGAGTTGGCTAATTCAGCATAGACAAACACATTACCTACGTTATTTTGAGTAGCAAATCCCGGAGCGCCTACTAAGAAAACTTTTGAATTCTTTTGTTTAGAAATAGACCACCCTAGGTGTTGAGCCGGAGTAGTACCAATTGCTTTGAGAGAAGATTCATTATAATTTTTTATTTTTTGATAAGTTGCCCATTTACCGTTGATATCAGTATCCGCCCATACAATTGATTTATTTGATAATTTTAAAAGTTCGGTATCTGAAGGAAGTGCATCAAAAGAATTATATCTAGAGCTGGTAAACTTAAACAATAGTCCCGGGGTGTCAGGGGCCACGCTGCTGGCAACATTTGTAGAAGTATTTTTTACACTAAATTTGTCTAGTTGAGAAACGGAAGAAACTTCATAAACACCATTAACGGTAGAATCAAATTCTGCAATGGAAACAGTTTCGCCTACCGATAGTCCGTGGATATAATCAGTGACAAAATTTAAATGATCAACTTCTGAAGTCATACTTACCACTCTAGCCGGAGCTAGGGTATGTCTTAAAACATCCCAATCGCCGTTACTGGTAGATCCTAACCATACTTTACTACCTTCAAGTAAAGTATTAGTAGTAAGAGATAATAAATTACTTTTGTTAAATGCTGTTAAATTAACATCATCAAATCTAACGTATCCTGCAGGACTTAATTGCAAAATATCTATATCAGACGTTGTTGTAAACGTAGCAGTTGAAACATAATTTTTTGGTTTAATAGACAAGGTGTCTGCTGAAATGTATCTAATTAGATCGTTAGGAATTGATGGAATAGAATCTACTAAATTAATAACCTGCGGATTATCATTAAAGGTACCTTCTTGTAAAGGAATTTCAATTTCGTCGGCTGTGCTATAGGCACCATAATGCCCCACACGGAATGCCCATTCCTCCTTATAATCAATGTTTCCTTTTAGATTATGAATACTGGCTCTGGCCAATTTAGAAATAGCATTACCTGTACCTTTTTCTTTAATAAATCCTTGATAGAATTTATACTGGCTAATAGGATTTGTAAAGATATTGTTTAGATAAATTCGAGGAGTATATCCAGTTAAGTGTTGTGCGGCTTTTTGTTGACCTGCATCAAAGTTGTCAATGTCCAAACTATAAAAATCAGTAAACTGACTAATTTTATAATCAAAGTTAGATAACAATCCCGCAACCGGTTCTTTACCCAATACAGTCCATTTGGTAAAATCAAAAGACGGTGAACCTGCAACATTTTTGTCAGCGGCGTAATATTTGCCATCAAATCTAACAACATCGCTATATAGGTAGTCGGTAAACTGTGTCCACTCATAAATTTGTGCTGTGTCGTAAACAAAACCGGGACTAAAATAATCGCCGTCCCAGCCCGCTGTTCTAAATCCAACTAACTTCATACGGCGTTGACGGTAACCAGTTTCAATGTTAAAAATTGTGTCATTAAATAATGTAAAATTATTAAACACCATTGCATGTTCTTTTTGCACTGAATTTAATCTAGCAAAATAAATTCCGTCTGTGGAGTTTACCGCTTGGATTGTGCAAACACCATCTTCTCTGTTTACTGTTAGAGATGTTTTTGGAAAAGCAACACCGTTAGCTTGAAGTACACTATACTCGTAGAAACTATCAAAGATATTGTCAACTACAGAAGTGGGTAATCTAAATGTAATTTGATTTGCAAACGGACTTAGAGTAATAACACTATTATCGGCCCAGTTCTGCGTAGTCCAATACAAGTATTCTTTAGCAGAATAATTCCAATCTAATGTAGATTGCAGTTCGCTATTGTACTCAACAAAAGAAAATCCGTTGTCCTCAAGCCAAGCACCATACCCTACGATTAGATCATATATTTGCTGAAGTGTAGAAAATTCTGTGCCATAAGGAATTTGAGTAACTGATGATTTGTCAAATTGGGATGCAATCTGAACTGTTGCTCCACCAGTAACAGGTAAAGTAGGAATCTGTTGAAAATAAGATGCATTAAATGTATTGTCACTTCTATGACTGGATTTAACAATATAATATTTGTTAGCATAATATACAATTTGGCCTTGCTGATAATATGTTCCAGATATTGCCGCATTGGCAGTAGTGGTGTCCGCAGGTAATAATCCTGTTGCAGAACCTGTTGTACTCGGCGCCCATGTTAGATAAGGTTCCGATATGCCGCCAACTGTGATAGCAGGAGTGTTGGAATTACGAGTAACGGTATAAATGTTAAAATAAGGATGCTTAGAATCGTATCCTTTTATAATAAATCCTGTGTTGCTTTTTTGTACAATAATTCCAGATATAGCAGTAGACTTGATAGGATTGCTAACATTTAAAATTAGAGAATAATCCTCTGGTTGTAAAATTGCACCAGGACTAGTGCTGACTGGATCAATTGCATCAATGATTATTTGTAATTCAGAATTGTCAACAAATCCGCCAACTTTATAAAATAAATTTACATCAATATTTTGCAAATCAGAAATCAATTCTTGATCATATTTGTTTGTACGTTGTCGGCCCACTTCGCTAACATAAACACTATAACCAGTGGTTAGTGTTGCACCGTGCTGAGTATATACATTTTTAAGATTTAAAAAACTGTGGTCTGAGCCATATGACCACTGCCCTGCTTTATTTTTATTGACTCTAATAGGATCATACATTAATGCTGAATATAATGCAGGTTTGGTCAATGCTAATAATTTTTGTAAAACAAATGGCCAGTAGCTGCTGCGGCGCCATGCAGTTTCTGCTGCGCCTTGATCACCCAACATCCACGATTGCTTTTGATTATAAACAGTAATATTAGATGCAATTAATACAGTAGGATCAACCAAATCACCAGAGTCATCAACTGGTAATAAATTCAACAGACCGATGCGAGTATAGAACGGATTAGTTCCTGCACGAGACCCATGACGTATTATACCGTGTTCTAAATCAGACCAAAGAATTGTATTGCCGGCGGTGTAAGGAGCAGGACCATATTCGGTTTCCCACCAGATTGGCTGGTCAATAAATCCCAACATCTCCCAAGGTGCAGTATGTGGTCGATCTGTATCGTAGAAATATTTGTAGACATTTCTCCAACTGCCACTTAACTGTAGACCTAACGTAGCATTATAACTACCTGTGTAATTCCAAGTAAATGGATTGGCCAAATCAAATGCAGAATTTTGAGTATAATCAATCCCATGAATTCCGGACCAAGTGCTGAAATCACGTTGAATAATTTCATTAATTTCTTTTACAGAATATTCATTATTTCTAAATGCTCCGGGCATGACCGCATTAATGTCAATTAATTCATTTCTGTATGTTGCTTTGATGTTGTTGTATATTCTTTTTTCTAATTCAAGAATAATATTATCCCTATAGTCATTGTAGGCTAGTAAAATACTGCCATCATGGCATTGGATAACATCAGTAGGTGTAATATAACTAGTATCTGTAAACTTAATAGGAGCAAATTTAGGATACAATCCCAATTTAGTAGGAGTAGGAGGAACAAAGTTTCCTTCAGTATTGGCATAATCCTTAATTTCTATTTGATCACCAACTGCTAAATTTTTTAAGATTTCAATATATGAATCATTTGGAACAAATACATAATCTATTCCGCAAGTTAATTGATTACTATTTAAATAGACCAGCACAGACCGCATGGTCAATGCTAACGGATCGTATTCTAAAGTGATAGGATATAACTTATTTTTTGGGTTAGAAACATGCCATACTCTGCTGGTATAGTCTTTTCCGTACGGTGCCATATCTGACATATAGTAGGAACTTGCAGAAGTTTTGTTAGCATTAATTTCTTTAAGGGCAATGTCAACTGCTGCTACTGGATTTGTTTGCAGATCTAATGATTCAATTTTAGATAAAAATGCTAACTTAAATTGATTGTATTGATTGGCAGCTTTGGTCAATGCATCAATTACACTGTGTTCTTTTTGCCCAATAAAAAATTGTGCAAAGGGCATTGGGTTTAAGTTTGAAATCAACCGCTTTCCACGCACAGCTAAATTAGCACGATCTCTTAATGCAATACCAGATAGCCCAGCAGTCATTGTGTTAAGGTGATCACTGATTTCACTAAGTGTCAGTGAGGAGATGGGGCCGTTTAAAGGATTATTAGTAAGACCCAGTGGTGCTTCGTAATAAGAGTTTTCGTCAACAGTTATTAATGGAATAGCATACGGGTCTGCTTTAGACCATACATTAAAATAATCATTGCCAATTTTATAATAGGTAATGCCAGTGGATACGGTAGTTGTTACACGAGATGACGATACAATAGAAATAGAGCCTGTTGTAAAATAATTATTAAACAAGTAACTGCCTTGGCCAACACTATTTTTATATTTTAAAGGAAATCCTAAAATAGTATCATTTGCGCCTTGGCCTATTGCATAACCAAAAATTTTATTACCTTTAAAGTCGCTTGCATACACATTAATATCACTATAGCTATTGCCGTTATTGTCAAACAAATCAAACAAAGGAGCTTGATTTAGTGCAGTATGTTGTTGAGCAAATTTCCAAGTATCTCCGTCAAACCACCAACTAGTACCGGCGTTTTTTATTCCAATTGCAACTGAAACTACAGATTCTGCAACAGGAGATTCAACTTCGACCAAAGTCAAACGCATCTTACTGTCAATGAATACATATTCAACTTGATATATTTTAGATCTTACCATGTCATCTGTATCGGCAGAGAATACAATTCTATGACCTTGTTGTAAAAGTTGACCATCCACAGTATGACCAGCAGATCCTTCAACTAGACTAAATGCATCAGTAGTAATTTCATCAATAAGATCAATTTCAGCAAGTCCATGAGATCCAAAATTATATAATTTTAAATTTGCAACAAATTCAATAATTGGTCGGCAAGCACGCATCTTTAAAGGAAGTATCAGTTCTTTGCCCAATGCTGCTGCTGTAGCGGTAATAATATCTTTATGTACCCAGCGATTATAACGCGACCAAGGATTTAAATCTTTACTGGCACGGTTAATAGTAATGTATTCAGGGTCAACTGGTAATTTTTTAAGAGCATCAAATGGATAATGATCAAAACCGTCAACATCAAATGCGTTTTCGTATACTTTGGCCAAAGCTTCGGGGCTGTCTAATAAATTGTAGTCCACTAGTACAATTTTTGTTCCAACTCCTTCCACAAAATAATCTTTATTTAAATAAGACTCGGGTACTACGGTTGCAGTAAATCTAATCTTCATGCCGTTAGATAACACTAGGCCATTGGCAAATGTATATGTTGGTTGCCCTACAATGCTGTTTATATCTACAGATTGGTCAATATTGATAGTATCAGGACCGGTTACTAACCAATAGTACTGTTGATAATTTACAAACTTATCCCAGTCAATATGCGGATTATAGGAATAAAATTCAGATCTAAATAATCTATCAAAATTATCAGTACTGCCACCATATAGATTAATTTCATTAACTAGGTCATCTAATCCAACCACATTGTTGATTGTGCCTGTGGTATCTTTAACAATTAATGCAGGGTCTAATTGATAATTTTTTCTAAAAGGCAATGCCTCAGAAATATAAACATCGCCATTTTTATATGTGGGAGTATTTGTAGAACCAATATAACCATCTAGTCTTTCTAATTGTGGCTTTTGAATTAACTGATCAATCGTACTAGAAAGAAATTTAGAGTTTTTAGTGGTACGTAAAAACTCGGGAAGTAGATTAACTGATTTTATATTTTTATCTGCCATGTTTAACTTCTAGTAATAATATTTTTGGTATTCAATTGTGACGCGGTAATAGCACTAATAATTTCTATGTTACCCACCGATGCCCCACTAACAAACAACTCGTTACTCAAACAGGTAATCTCATAGAAACTACCAAAATTATTTGGGCTTGCCGGAACAATAACAAAGTTTGTTATGTCCGGAGTTAACAAATTCATAACATAAGTTGCTAATTCACTGAAGTAAAAACTTTGACCAAAATCCCAATTTTGTAAACTGAAAAATTCATTTATTGCAGTTAATATTCTGCTTTGCAATGTATTAGTGCTGAGTGTACTATAAGTACTTTGAACAGCTTTAAATGTAGCTTGCAAATTTATATCGGCTTGATTACCAAACAATACTTTATATTTTACTGGCTGGAATATAATCTCGTCGCTAATAGTTTTAATAGGTTCCAAGTAAGCGGAATAATCTTGTGCAAGACTGGAGCTAGTAGGAGCTAATGGTTCAGTACCAACGCCAGAACTTAACCAATATCTATAATTTGCATCATAATTGGCAGTTAATAGATAAACATCCATAATATTACTCTTACTGGGATCAATTCTTCTATCTTCACTACTGTTGTGAGTGTAGTGGAATTTTAAATTTTCACGACCCATATAGGCAACATAATTGGGATTATATATCCAAGGAGAAGTGGTATCGGACAACTGTGCAGAATAACTGTTGACAACATTATATCCCGGATCATAGAAATAGAATAAATCCCCATCTGTGGGAATAATCTTACCACTGCTGATTAAATTATATGCATCTTTAGGTGTGGGGCATGCCGTAAACATATCGATATCAATTGGAGTGTAGGTCACACCATCGGATTGAAGTTGAAAATATACAAATTTATCTAAAAAGTTTGTTACTGCATTTGTACTAGTAGTGGCAACTATATTATCAAATGCATCAGGATCAGAAATTTGACCTAAATTGTTATGGTCATAAAAACTAACTTTAACTTTTGACGGATCAACATATCCATCTACTTCAACAATATTATCATCAACTTGCCATTGATAATCTTTACCTAACCCGGTACTAAACTGTGTATTTTTTGTATTAATAGATAGTACAGTAATTTGATCTTTAACCAAAGTATTATTTGTAAAATCGTAATTCAATGAGTTGGGGTCAACATAAAAGGACGTTTGCCTTGTACTTTCAAATATATAATCAATGGCACGATATTGTACTCGATAACTGTTACCTTGCCATACAAATGCAATTAGCCAACTGGCATCACTACTGGAATTTCTATTATCACCCTGATACAATAAACTAAAAGGATTAATTAAATCTAAATTAGTATCTTGAATAATTTTCCATGTTCTAGTTAATGTATCAAATCTTAGACCAAAGTTTGTTTGTTGGGTACACAATCCAACTAGATCATTTTCAAAAGTATAGTTAAAAGAGTTAACAAATGCTGGGATTACTTCGTAGGGAACTGCGGCAGTATCCACCATGTTGCTTAAAATTACGGGACCGGTGCCGTCGGCAAGTGTGCCAAGTCCGGTGTTCGAACCATCACCTACAACTTTATTAACCATGACCCAGATATAGTTTGCAGTAGAATCAGATGAGTTCTTGGTCAATGCACCGTTGGGTTTAAAATATGCTTTAGCAGGATTATAACGAGGATCAGTAGTAGGCAAACTGGCAGGTGCTACAAATTTAACCATTGCGCCTTGATCAATATATCTTAAATTGTTAGAAATATATAATCCCACACTGGAAGGATTTCCGTTGCTAACAAAATGTCCGCTGGATTGATTTGATCCTTTGCTATCTTGAATCCAAGATAGATTTAAATCTAATAAATTGGGTCTAGTGTACTGATCAAAATATAAAGATCTTAACGCGGGGTTGGATACTAAGGTAGCTAGCCTATTTTTAATAATTGACCAAACTTCATTTTGATTTTTAAAATTAAATGTAAAACTTTGCTCTAAATTCTTTTTGTATAAAATACCATCAGTGGCAAAAATATTTGTACTGCTATATTTGCCACTGACATCAGTAAGTTCAAAGTATTTACTAATTCCGCTGGTAACGCGAGCAATGCTTTTGACTTTAAGGATACTACTTCCTAATTTTAATGGAGCAATATTATAGTCTTCAGCAGTTACCATGCGATTCTGTGTGTAATAAATCTGAGGAGCTTTTAATTTAATACTTTCATTGGTCTCAGATGTTGCACTATTTCCTACAGTATATTGCAATCCCAAAGTTAATGTCATTGTCTGTGATTGACCAACTTGATTAACGTATGGAATATTAACAACTATACCGCTCATCTGTTCTGGTTTAATTGTGTAATTTAACGCATTACTTTGACGATAAAATAAGGCAAAATTACCTTGTGGCAAATTACCAAAACTACCATCAGCAAAATTTAAATCAATTTGATCTTGGTCACGACTTGCTACACTATATATATTTCTATTGGTAGAACTGATACTATTGTAAATGACATTATTACCACTCACTGCGGGTACTTTTGTCCATAGAGTAGAGTAGTTGCCATTTGCATCCAATTGCCATAACCATACATCGGAGTTGTTGATATTAGAAACGTTAACACCAATAATTTCGTTGGCAACCGGATTGGATACAGTAAAGTTAGATACGCCCAGCTGACCTTGTTTAAAGTGTGCAAAGAATCCCGTATTTTTACTGTCAGTTCCCTGATTATTATTTTGATAAACAAAACTAAATGTGTTGGCAGGGAGAGGAGCTTCCTCGGCAATGGATGTGTTATTAAAAATTGTTGACGAAACAATTTCAAAATTCATTGAAATACCATTGACATTTTTTAAGAAAGTATAAACAGGTACGTCAGAATTTGTGCTGTTGATTCTATATTGATCTGTTACAATACCATTTATAGTTTGACGGTTATAAGGCGTGCCAACTGCGTAAGTATTTGGCATGGCCGAATTCATTATATTAACAAATTGCTCATACCAGCTGGGATTAGTAGGGTCGTTCCATCCAATTGTAGTATTGGCCAAATTAATCCCATTTGAATCAATAACGCTGTCAGTAGTAGACAACGCTGTAATTTTTAACAAGCCCGATGCTGGTACATTACGGGTAGGCGCATAACTGATCAATTGTGCAAGTTTAAGAATACTGTCTCGACGCTGGGCAGTTTCTAAAAAGTTTTCACGGGCATTTAAGTCAATACGAAAACTTAAATTTTGACCCAAGTATGCTATTAAATCAACCAGCGCAATATATTCGCTACTGTCAACGTAGTCATTAAAATCTTCTGGATAATTTTCCTGAAGATAAGAAATCATAACACGCCTTAGCGTGTCAAAATCATAGCTTTGAAATTCAGCGTTAGTAAAAGATTTGTAAATCTTTTTCCAATCTTCTGCAACAAACATTTGAGTAGGGGTTGATGGAATAGTCATATTTTTATTTTATACCGTATTTATTGTGCGTATAAACTAGGTACATTATTGCCGTGTTAACCCGATACTTTGATCAAAGGTCAATTTCATGTTGGCAGTTTGGTCGGTTCCATTTAGCAACAGTGTTAATTCAAGTACATAGCCGTTGGGATATTCTGTTAAATCTATTTGAGTAGGAGTTACTCTAGGATCAGAGTTACATACATTAGTCACATCTGCCTGTAGTGCATCTCGAGTTTGTTCGGTCAACGGTTCCATGATCAAGTCCCAAATTGCACTACCAAATGCAGGATTCATAACCCTGCTGCCTTTTTTTGTATTGAAATGATTTATAATATCTTGTTGAATTAGTTCAAGATCATACAGTTTAGAACCGGTACTGGCAGGATCCAGAGAACTAAATCCTCTGTACATATGAGTTTTGCGTACATCCTGTTGATATAGGCTTGATGCATTAGAAATTTCAATAGACTTGTATGGCATATTGTATTTATTGTCCTGATTTAACCGGAGCTCCGGAGCCGTCTGTTATAATTACTCCCGTACCAGATTTTACAAATTTGCTGAATAGATCTTTGAGATAGGGAAGTTGTGACGTTACTTTTGAAGCAGCATCGGCTTTGCTAACATAACCTTTCTTGCCAGTATCTAAAGGATTTTGTTGATATGCTTTTGTACCAGCTTCAAATAAATGATAATCCATAGGCTTGCCAACTGCGGCGGGCCACAAAATTGCCATATATAGATCTGCTAAACTAGGCTTAGCTACTTTGGCAATAGGACCAGATTTAAAGTATTTTAATACCCAGTCCATCTGGGCTGTTCGAGTTAATCCTGCAAGTTCAATTGTAGTTGTACCCAACGATTTAGCAGTACTCGGAATAAATTGTATTAAACCAGTTGCTCCAATACTGTTAACCAATGACGGATTAAATGTTCTACCTGTTTCAAACGCCATGCAGGCAAACAAATCTAAATAATTGCAATTTAATTGTTCTGCAACCGAAATAACCTTGTTCATAAACTTGCCGTCTTGTGTCCAATCTTTAGGTTGGTCGGGATTAATCAGGGGAAACTGTTTGCCTGCGGTAGGAACAGCCCCAGTAGCTCCTGCTACCGTATCTGTGCTAACTGCGGTGTATAAAGACGGATTAGTATTCTCATGTTGAGACCACGGCTCGTGCATAGGTACACGTTGCATAATACTTTGTACATCAGTTGATTTATAAAAATTGCCAGCTGACCAACCTGCAGATTTACTGGTAGAAGGCAACGAATATATGGGCAAAGCTAGATCAGTAGCAGCTTTGGCAGACGTTGCTGTTGCTGCTAACGGTCCATTCATATGTATTTCTGAAGCCGATTCTAAAATGTTGCCACCGCTAGAAATATTTGTATTTCCGCTAGCACTAAAAAAGTTAGTAGCAGCAGTGATATTAAAATTACTAGAAGCTGATTGATATACAGACACTGCTGTCAAATGTGCATCTGCACCTACTTTTAATTTTAAATCATTGGCAACGGATAAGTCAGCAGTACCGCCAAATAGTAAATTACCATTTTTGCCCACTTGAATATTAAAATCATTCATGGCATTTATGTTAAAATTTCTCCCTGCTTCAAGATTAAAATCTCTATCAGCGCGGAGATTAAAATCTGCCTCGGTATGTATACTTACACTGTCTTCACAATAGATGTCCATTTTACCGTTGCTAGTTAATTCTATCCACGCTGTACCTTTGCTATTGGCAATATAAATTAAATCTTGACTATTGTGCATTAAGATTTGATGGCCGGTTCGAGTCCGTATGCGTACCAGTTCATTCTGGCCATCAACATCACCGTCATCCATAACAAATGTACTGCCACCCAGCCGACTAACTGGCACTTGACGATTGCCTTCATATCCAATTTTGCCTTTTTTAGCGCCTGCACTTGTATCTAGCGGGCCGGGGGTGCTGATACCAAATACAGTACTGGGAACTTCCCGGCGAGCACTACTGGATGTTACTCCTCTAATAGTATCTAATAACAAACCTTGTGATAGTAATCGGTCTGCAAAAGGATGTACTGCTTTAGCAATCTTATTTACATTAAGTCCTTCATTTAGTGTTTGACTCTTTTTATGTATTTCTGCAACTGGCAAATAGCTGGTACTGTATTTCAATTCTTGATCAGTGGTCAACGCAGATTGTTTACTAGCGGCAATACCCGGTACCATGTGATTTTGATACTCATCGGGAACGCAGCCTATCCAATAACCTTGATTAGGATCGCCGTCAATAAAAATAACCAATACCCTAGTGCCAACATCGGGTGGTACCATCCACATTCCGTAACTTTTCTGTACATCGTTAAAATCACTACTATTATTGCCCTCAAATCGGATTGAAGTAACACCATAAAAGGGACTAAGATATCTGACAGGATAGGTGGTACTTTGCAGTGCTATAGAGCCAGGAATACCTTTGGTCAATGCAACTTCTATACTGCCCATATTGGACGGATCTAAGTGATTTGTAATTTCTGCAAGAAAAGGTCCAGAACTGGGTAATCTTGCTTTTCCTCTAAATTCAATATTTGCCACGAATTGTATCTCTTTTTATATTGGTCGGTCGGGTAATTCTGCACCAGGTGCAAGTTCGAATGGCGCCAAGGGCGGAAGATTTTCTGCAGCATTTGCAGTTTTTAATATAATACCTTGAGCCTGGGCCGCAATAAGATCGACACCGCTGGGTATCTTAGCAGATAATACTATCATTGCGCCAATATCTTTGGCAGATAACTTCAGTAGCTGGTCAGATGTTATGCCAAACTTTGCAGCAGCATCTGTTATTCCAGAAGTTGCTCCCTGTAGTGCATTTGTAATCTTATTAACTTCGCCGGATATTTTATTAAGTGGTGCTGATATTGCAGCATTTATTTCGCCGGTAACTCCGGTAAGTGCTCCGTTGATTTTGCCAACAATTTGTGCAGTGACTCCTTGAATTGATGTAGGAATTTGACTGATGCCCTGTATTAAATCAAACAATGATGATGTCCGTTTATTTTCTGGAACAATATTACGTGCCGTATCTGCTACCGTTTGTTGCAACGGATTAGGTTCCCTGTCAAACACATCAGAAATATTAGTTGGTGTAATATTGGGTTCATTGTTTACACCAACTAATCGCATAACTTCTAAATGCTGTTTAAATGTACCTTCTCTAAAACTAGATCTAACACGGTTAACTCTATAAACTCCACCAAAGGAAATTTTAGCAGGGTCAAACATCATCCTTCCGGATTTATTCAATGGTTGCATATCTATAGGATTTTTAAAATTCAAACCTAACAATACCTGACTGTATGTATGATTAGCTTCGCCGTCAGTAGTCTCTCCAACTGTCATTACATCAGGAACATAATTACCGAGGCCGCCTGTTACTAGGTAAAAAGGATCTCCTATGATTTCAAGATCACCAGTTAACATACTAAACTGACTATTAGCAACAACTGACCTAAACCAATTTTTTGCCATTATATCATAAGGTTCAGAACTAGGTGTACCACTATTGCCACCTAAATTTTTAACGTCATTACCATCATTTGTAATTTGTGCCGGGGCACCACCGTTTCCCTTTTCTTTAACAGATTTAGTATCTATCGGATTGGCCTTAAGAGCTACACCATTATTATTTGCTGCGCCGTTTTGGGCAGCAATAAAATCACTATTACCTAATGCTTTAGGCAATGCTTCATAAAACATAGAATCAAATTTTAATTTAAAATTTAATACATCTGTATTCTTTCCAGTGTATATATAATTGTAATCACGTAATGTTAATGATGCAGCTATTGCAGGATCTAAGTTTTGACTAGCATATCCAGGAATTTGAGTATATAAAATTTTATATGCTGAAACTACAAAAGTATATTCTTGAAGCTGTTTTCCTAGCACGGCATCAAGTCCTATGTCTCGAGTCTCCACATTAACTATAAAAAAATCAACCATATTAGTAATAGGATCTGCTGCGGCTTTTACATTTTTTAATATAGTTGCAAGATAAGTGCTATCTCGAATTACAGAAGAAATAATTTCATTTATCGCCTGACCATTGGCAAATGTAACTGTTGTTCCTCCAGGAGTTGTATTATCCCAACCTAACCCTGTACCGGAATCAAATGATCCAAAAGTTGTATCATTCTGTGCAGATTTACTACCAGTGTTGGGTTGATACGCATCTTTAGTTGATAATCCGTTATCTGGAAACTCTTTGTTTTGCCTACTTTTTAAAAGTTCTGTAATTTTAGCGGAAGCAATTCTTTCAGCACCCGGAGCGAATCTTATTTTGTATTCATCACTCTTTGCAGCATTAGCAGCCGGTTTGCTAGACTTGTCATCGTGTACTTGTTGTTTAGAACGCTTGTCCATAAAATCTGTTAACAGATCTTTTACATTTTCACCAGTACAAGTTATAGAATTTTTTAATTTATTAGCTTCACCAAAGGCAACTTCATTAATCGGAACTCCTTGACATTTATATTTTGTACCGTTTTCAGTAACATCAATCTCTACCTTTTTAAATATAAAAGGAATATATCTTGTAGATTTAGGAACAGTTGTAGATTTTGGTAGAGGTTGATTGTCAGGATACCCTACAAACTCTACTTTTAATAAAAACTTAGCGCCCATATAGGAAAGATTGCCAGTAGATACGGCTGCTACATGTAGTGCTTCTATAAATCCGCTAATGCTAAGTGGTTCAAATACATCAAACGATAGCGCAGTAACTAGTGTAGTATTACTAGCTTCACTAAATGCCATTGTGGTCGCAATTTCAACATTGTCAATATACATATCAAATCTTCCAGGACTTGATTTATTAAAATCATTAACTACTTGTTTAACAAATTTAGAACTGTATACAACATCTGTTCTGCTAGAAACGTAATCTCCCAACTCAGATGCTATTACAGTATTTGTTGTTTTAGTTACATCTGATACATTATTACCGTTGAATACATTAGATCCCTTACCTCCACTTTTTAAAATAACATAATCAAGATGAGTATTGTTTCTATATGTTTTAGGATCGGCGGCTTGCTTACTGTTAAGCGCTGCTAGGGTAAAATTATAAGTGTAAGACCTATAAGAATTTAAAATATTCTTGCCTGTTATTTTTTTAGGCGGAGTTGCAGGAACAGTATTACTACCAATTGATGCAGATTGTCTTTTTAATCTAGCAGTTTCTGCGTCATTTTGATCAGGCGCAGAGGGTGGGTCAGTCTTACGCACTACAGGAGTTGATGGGATTTTGGTAGCCGGAGCAGCCGCTGCCGGAATAGGATTTGGTTGTGTAGGAGTTGCAACAGGCTGCTTAAAAGATGCAGTTACTGCGGCGGCTCTTTTATCAGCTTCGAGTTGCTCTGCATTTGTTCTTCTAGCAGGAGCAGATGTGCCGGTTGTTGCCATATTATATACCTAACGATTTTTTAATAGTACTAAGTTTGGGTAAACGTATTACTAAACCTGCTACAAGATCAAACATGGGATCTTGAATGATAGCAGGATTCCTTGCAGCAAATACCCACCATAGGCCGGCATCACGATACAAATCATAGGCCAACAAATCTGGTCTGTATTCATAGTCTTTAGTCACAGTATAAGAAATATCATCTGTTTGGCTAGGAATATCTCGGTAATTCAATACATCTAAATATCCGTTGGTAGATAATGTAGAATAGTATGGACTATTTGCTAGGTAAGTTGCCATTATAGATAAACTCCTTGATAGTTGCTTAACCAATCAGTGACTGAGAATTTTTGCATTTCATCTCTGCTGTACATGGAATTGCAGGTAATGCTAACAGTAGCAGATACAGGCACTGAGGTTTGCCCATAAGTAGTATTTGGAGAGTTTGGATTCTTGCCAAGAGTAAAATAATCAACTTCGGCGGGCATGTCAATCTTGTAAGTGGCAATTGAGATCGGAATACTGTCCATTACATATTTTCCATAGGCTGATAATCTGCAAACAGGGGGAGGAGCGCCTGCATCAGTATCAGATCCAAATCGCATTTTGGTCAATGCTTTGAGCAAATGCACAGTGGATATATAATTAATTGCATCTTGTTCGTTTTGAACTGTAAATTTTCCGGTAATGTTAATAGCACCGGCAGCACTGTATTTGTAAAAATATTGAGTGTAGTTACTATGCACTGGATTTACTGCCGCATAATCTGCCCTAACATCATAAGTGATTGAAGGAGTATATGGAAAAATTATTCCGCCAATATTATATAGGGCGCCACGGCTGCCCCATGTTGACGGTACCAAATAATCATCAGGCACTAGAATACGAACTCGAGATTCGTTCTTCTTGGCCGACTGTTGCAAACTTTTGATATTAACAGCAGCAGGTGACGATTTTTGAGGTTCGGCGCCGGCAGTTAATATCATACTTCTAAGATCGAATCCCATAATAGTTCCTTTATCCATTATTTAACCAATAAATAATATGCTAAGTTAATTTAAATGGTTGACTTACCTCAGATACATGCTATAATCAAAGTTGAGGAATAATAATAACAATATGTCACTTGTATTCAGTACCCGAAAAGTAAAATATCTAAACAATCGAGATTTGCTAGCAGAAATTCATAAGAGTAAATGCAGCTTTTCAAGTTTTGTAAAACCAGAATATCAACAATACGATATCATTTTAACCAATTTAGACAAGGTTAATATACGAACCATTGCCGATGCTAAACGTGCCAAGGCCAAACGATTGGGTCTACACGCATTTGCAACTGCCAGACTGTCGGGTGATAAAAAAATTAAACTAGCAGAGTGTACACCTGATTACACAACAATTACTAAAACAGATGTTATTATTCGCATAATGACTTTTGATCATATTCCGCTTGCTCCGGGTCGTAAGAAAACTGTCAAAAGCACCGCAGACGGACATGACAAAGTGAACTTTCCTCCTTTCCAACATTGGAAATTTAATGATGCCGGAGAATTAGAATGCATCGGCAAAAGCCATTGGAAAGGTCCAGTGGATACTGGATCATTTAGTAAGGATCACGGACGCATTACAGAGAATCTAGGTAAGATGTATATCAAACTTAGCGAGCGCTATGCACAGCGCAGCAACTGGCGAGGTTATACCTATATCGATGAGATGAAGGGGCAGGCTATCTTACAGTTAAGTCAGATTGGTTTGCAATTTGATGAATCAAAATCAGAAAATCCGTTTGCCTACTATACCGCAGCAGTAACAAACTCATTTACTCGTATTTTAAATCTTGAAAAGAAAAGTCAGAACATCCGCGATGACCTGTTAGAAGAAGCAGGATTAACTCCTAGTTCAACTAGACAAAATTCTCATACATACGCAGAAGAAACTGCTCGCCAGGCAGAACTATATAAAAATATGCGTATGCCCAAAAGCGAAGAAGATGTATTTGAAGACGGCGAAGGTGATAGCGAAACTGACGAAATTAAACCTTGACATTTAAAATACATCCTGCTAAACTCGTAGCTAGGAGAATAATTAATGCCCTTGTTTAAAAAGGTAGCGTGTTTTACCGATATTCACTATGGCCTAAAGTCCAATAGTACAACACACTTACGTGATTGCGAAGAATTTGTAGATTGGTTTATTGCAGAAGCTCAGAACGCAGGTTGCGAAACTTGTATTTTTCTTGGCGACTGGAGCCATAACCGAAATAGTCTAAACTTGTTTACGCTAGATAGCAGTTTACGCTGTCTAGAAAAACTAGGTGCAGCATTTGAACAGTTCTTCTGGTTCCCAGGTAACCACGATCTGTTCTATAAAGACAAGCGTGATATCCATAGTAGTGCGTTTGGACGCCATATTCCCGGCGTAACTGTCGTGGATTCTATCACCACTCTAGGCGATGTCACCCTTGTACCATGGTTAGTAGGCGATGAGTGGAAGTCTATGAAAAACATTAAAAGCAAATATGTCTTTGGACATTTTGAATTGCCCAAGTTCTTTATGAATGCCATGGTACAGATGCCCGATCACGGTGAACTCAGAGCCGAAGACTTTACTAGTCCAGACTACGTATTCAGCGGACACTTCCATAAACGTCAAACCAACAACAAAGTACACTATATTGGAAATGCATTTCCGCACAATTTCTCAGATACATGGGACGACGATCGAGGAATGATGACGTTAGAGTGGGGAGGCGATCCCAAATACATCAACTGGCCTGACTGTCCCAAGTATAGAACTGTCAAGCTGAGTGATCTTATTGACAAAAAAGATGAGATCATGAAATCAAAAATGCATATCAAAGTCAATTTGGATATTGACATTAGTTTTGAAGAAGCTAATTTCATCAAAGAAACATTTATTAAAGAATACGATATCCGTGAGATCAGCCTTATACAAGATAAAACCAATTTAGATGGAACTATTGATGACAATCTAGATGCCACCTTTGAAAGTGTTGATCAGATTGTGACAGAACAGTTGATCAATATTGAAAATGGTCAGTTTGACAAGAATACACTACTTGAAATCTATAATAATCTCTAATACAGCATGGCATTTAAACTCCGTAATATAACCGTAAAGAACTTTATGAGTGTGGGCAACCAGACTCAAGCAGTTGATTTTGACAAGCAGGCGCTGACATTGGTACTAGGTAGCAATCACGACCTAGGCGGTGATGACACAGGATCTCGTAATGGAACAGGTAAAACTACCATTGTCAACGCATTGAGCTATGCACTGTATGGACAAGCGCTGACCAACATTAAAAAAGAAAACTTGATCAACAAAACCAACGGTAAAAACATGCTGGTCACTGTTGAGTTTGAAAAGAACAATACCAAATATCGTATTGAACGAGGTCGTAAGCCTAATGTTCTACAGTTATTTGTCAATGACAATCAATTAAAAACTGACGAACACGAAGATGATAGTCAAGGCGACAGCCGTGAGACACAAAAAGCAATTGAACAGATGCTGGAAATGTCCCACACAATGTTCAAGCACCTAGTTGCACTAAACACTTATACTGAACCGTTCCTAAGTATGAAGGCAGCAGAACAGCGTGAGGTCATTGAACAGTTGCTGGGTATTACTTTGTTAAGTGAAAAGGCCGAAGCATTAAAAGTTCTAGTCAAAGAAAGTAAGGATCTTATACAGAAAGAAGAGTTTAAGATTGAAGGCATCAAAGCCGCTAACGAAAATGTACAGAAAAGCATCAACAGTCTAGAGATCAAGAGCTCCGCTTGGGAAACTAAGAAAGAAAATGATATTGAGGGCCTAGGTCGTGCTATGATGCGGCTGGAGAATGTTGACATTGAAACTGAACTGTCTGCACACCTACAACTTAAACAGTGGACTGATAACAATCTTAAAATCAATAACTTAAACAAACAGAAGGCTACTCTAGAATCAGCAATGAGTCAATCTGAGAGAACTGTTAACAAATATAAAACAGAACTAGAAAGCCTAGCAAATAAAACATGTCACGCTTGTGAACAAGAGCTACACGATCATAAACATGAGGAAATGACCACTACTGCTACTCAACATTTTGAAGAAGCATATGATTATTTTCAAAAGATAAGTGCTCAACTTAAACAAGTTGTTGAAGAAGTTGCGGCAATTGGAGAACAGCCGCATCGTCCCCAGACATTCTACGAAACAGAAGCCGAAGCGCTAGGGCATAAGAACAATTTAGACGGACTTGAAAAAAGTTTAACTGCTAAAATTGATGAATCAAATCCTTACCAAGAACAGATTGCAGAACTTAAGAAGACTGCTATACAAGAAATCACATGGGACCATATTAATGGATTGACCAAAGTCAAAGACCATCAAGAATTCCTGCACAAACTGCTGACCAACAAAGATAGCTTTATCCGTAAAAAGATCATTGATCAAAATTTAAACTACTTAAACAAACGGTTGGGTTACTATATTGACAAATTGGGATTGCCACATCGTGTTATATTTCAAAATGACCTGTCAGTTGAAATTACTCAACTGGGACAGGATCTAGATTTTGACAATTTGTCTCGAGGTGAGCGCAATCGGTTAATTTTATCTATGAGTTTTGCATTCCGTGATGTATGGGAAGGACTGTATCAAAGTATTAATTTATTGTTTATTGATGAGCTAGTCGATGCAGGTATGGATGCCGCAGGTGTGGAAAGTGCTCTAGCGGTCCTAAAAAAGATGGCACGAGAACGCAATAAGAATATATACTTAATATCACACAAGGACGAATTGGTAGGTCGTGTAAACAATGTTCTACGAGTAATCAAAGAAAATGGTTTTACTTCTTATGCAAACGATGTAGATTATGTCGACTGAAAAAATGGATAGATATCGTGAGCTATATTCAAAATATATAGAGCACTCTGTAAATTTGCATAACTATCATCGAGTATTCATCAAGCATGTGGGATACGATACAGGATTAGCAGTTCGAAAAAATATTAGAAGTATGATAGAAATTGAGAAAGAATTAAAAAATCTTTGTAAAGAAGCATATTTTGAAAATAAAGAAAACGTAAAAATTGCCAAACAGGCAGAAAAAGACAGGCTACTTGCAGAAGCCAAAGCCAATGCAAGGCCTCGAGGAAGACCAAAAAAGGAAAGATCAAATGACAACAAATGAACAACTACAACAGCAGGTTGCAGAATTCTTAGCTGAAGATGCAAAATTTACAGCAGGCAATGCCGCCGCAGGTACTCGTGCTCGCAAAGCATTGGGCGAAGTTGGCAAATTAGTCAAAGCTCGCCGCAATGAAATCACTGCTGAGAAGAATGCTCGCAAGGAAGCCAAGGCAGCAAAATAATCAATGACTTGGACTTATCAAGGTCAAGTTGTAAATGAATTACCCGAGGACTGTGTGGGATATGTTTATCTTATCACTTGCACAATTTCGGGTCGCAAATATATTGGCAAAAAATTAAGTAAATTCTCTAAAACAACCTATAAGACTGTTAAGTTAAAAAATGGCACAAAAAAGAAAAAGAAAATTAGATCAAAGATAGACTCAGATTGGCGAGAATACTGGGGCAGTAGCCCTAATCTCCAAACTGATATAGACACCTTAGGCATAGACAAATTCACTCGAGAAATATTATACTACTGTAAATCAAAAGCAGAAACATCTTACGTTGAAGCAAAAATCCAATTTGAAAGAAAAGTGTTAGAATCAGATGATTATTATAACGGCATTATAAATTGCCGTATCCATGGCTCCCATATAAAAAATAAAATTTAGGCACCTTAAGCGGTAACAAGCAAGCGTCAGCTAATATCGGACGCCCTGGACCAGGATCTCGGATCGCTGGGATGGAAATCTCTTGCCGCTAAGAGTACTCAATCACTATCCTTTACAGGACGAAGATCGCAAATTCGCCGCGGTTTGATTGTTTGAATAATAGAAAAAAGGCAAAATGAAGGGCTAGAGACGCCCTACGTAAGCAAGTATGTTAGTGTATATTTGTTTACCGCCGCTGGAATAAGACTGAGCTCGTGGTACAGGCCAACCGCCACTGTAACGCTCTAACACTAAGTGATATATGTTCAACTCGAATAATGTTTCTTTGCCCTGCTCGGGCAAAGTGTGACTGAACAATCTGAATAATATTAATACAGCTTCGCTTATATCAGTATTTCATAAATAATCAACTATAAACAATTGCTCTGAGCGATTAGCGAAAGAGCATGTGAACGTAGTTCACATTAATAAGATAAATCATAAATAAAACACCAAGTTAGGACTTTCCTGTTATGAAAATTAATGAACTAATCGTATTAGAAGAAACTCAAGTAGATGAGTTAAATCTTGCAGGTATGAAATCTGCTTTAAAGACCGGAGCTGGTGCGGTTGGCGGTGCTCTTAAGACAGGTGCACGGATGGCTGGTCAAGGAATTGTTAAAGGAGCTCAAGCAGTTGCTAAAAATGCACCTGCTATTGGCCAAGGAGTTAGCAATGTTGCCCAAGGGTTAAGTACTGCTGGAGTAGGACTGGTTAAGGGTGCAGGAGATATTGCTAGTCAAGCTGCTGGTGGTATTGGCCAAGCTGCCCTAGCAGGACTAGGCGGTGCAGTCCGTGGATATAAAACTGCTAGGAGTGGTGGCAAATTTAGTAATGCAAGTTGGGATACAGGAACTGCTAATCCTCCTAGTTCTTCCCCAATGGCACCTGCTGCTGGTAATCAAGAGCTAGATCAATTAAAAGCACAACTTCAAGCAATGGATCAACGTTTGCAAAAAGCAGGTATTGCTGAACGTAAATCTTAAAAGAAGGGCAGTCCGCTTTCTTTGGTTGTTTCCAAATTACTTTTAATCAATTCAGAAACAATTTCTCGATCTTGAAAATCCATAGTAAACGCTTGTTCAATGGTTATAGCACCTCGCATAAACCACGCCATCTTGTACAGTTCTTCTCTTAAGGCTTTTGACTCTTTATCTAACTGACTAACCTCTTGATTAATTTCATCCAAGGTCATTGTCAAAAGCCTCATTCGAAAAAATCTGAATTATTAAAATTAATGGGAACTTTGTACGATACAGGGGCACCTTCGGCCTGCTGTTCTTCTGTAGTGGTAAATTCTAAAGGTTTAAGATCGTTTGATTCTTTTAGAGTGTTCAAATGCTCTTGTAACGCTTTAAATAAATCTTTATCAGAATTTGCTACAAACTCAGCAATAAATTTCTTATCTGTAACTTCTGCATCTTGCGTAACAATTTTAAAAATACTTTCTGACATTAGATCAATCGTAACATTAGTTAACTTGGTAAAACTTTCATTGAAAATTTCTAACTTACGTTCATCTGTAATACTTGCATCATTGGACATGTTTAAAATTCTATTGGTCTCAAAGCTCTTGATACTGGTCTGTGTCAAGTGTTTATAAGTTAATGGACGTACAAATACAATAAAGTCTGGACTAATAGCAACTTGCTCAACCCAATGGTTTCTTTGTTGCTGAGATAGTAGTATGCTTAGGTCAACATCAAAATCAACTTCTTCATTGATCACAGGGATTTTATGACTGAACGGCATCTTGTTACCGTAGGTTGCCATTCGAATTGCGATTAGTATTACATCTAAATCAATAGTGGGCATTGCCCATGCATTCTTAATGTTAGGGACACAGCTCTGGATAACGTCGACCATGCTCTGTCCATTCATTAATGCATCTGGAGTTTTAAACAACAGCTCATCTCGAGCTGTCATTGAAAAAACAGGGAACTCACCGGTTTCTGTCATAGTCAAACTGCCCGGCGCCCAATAGTTTCCACCGCTGGGTAAGGTAATGTAAATCTTAGGTTGGCGCATGAAGCTGGCCAACGGGTTATTCATCTTGGGTTGAAAGGTAGTAGTTTGCATAATTTTATCTCCGATAAATAAACAATAGAGGTATTTCTATCTTTATTTATATACGTACAAAATGGTGGATTTTAATCTATGAACGGTGCTGCTGAAGCAATTCTCGAAGACTTATTAAGGAGTAGTAGAGCCCAAGAGGCCATACTGCAAAAACTCGCTGGTAGTTTTTCACCTACTAGTGGCGCATCGGCAACAGCTGGATTAACGGCTGTAGGTGTTGCTGCAAAATCTGCCGGAATAGCATTATCAACAATAAAAGGTGCGTTTGATTTATTTTCTGGTTTGATATCTGGCTTAGGTAGTATTATTGGACAAACAATTGGACACTTTGTAAACTTAGGTTCTAATCTATTTGACTTTGCTAAGAAAGCTGCATATGGTACAGCACAGTTAAGTGACTTCATTAACGTATTCAAAGACTTACCATTAGTTGGTCGAGCATTTGAATTGTTTGCGGGCGTTATCAAGTATCAAGAAGAATTGCTAGGTGTATATAGAAATTTAAGCAACTCTGGTGCTACGTTTGGCGGCAGCTTAGAAGCAATGAATCATGCAGCAAATCAAGCATATCTATCATTGGGAGAATTTCAAAGTGTAGTTCAAAAGAATTCTGACTTGTTTGCCGGCCTAGGTGGTGCAAATGTAGATAGGGGTATTGTGGCGTTTGTAGATGCTAATAGAAAATTAATGGGGCCTGAAAGTGAATACGCCCAGGGTATTCTTGGATTAGGTGTAACCGCTGAGCAGGCTTCGGGATTCCTTGCAACTACCATGCGGTCGCAAGGATTTAAAGATAAACAGTCAACTGCTACCGCTGATCAGCTAGCAAAGTACACTAACGAATATGTTAAAACTTTGGATGAAATGTCTAGATTAACAGGCATGCGTAGGGATCAAATAGATGAAGAAGTTAAAAAAGCTGAACAAGATTCATTATTTGAAACATTTAAAGACGGATTGAGTAGTGCGCAGGCAGCAGCAGCAACAAATATGATTGCAATGGCTGCTCCGTATGGTAAGGCAGCAGTAGATGAGGTCAAAGCAAGATTACGAGGGTTAGATGTACCTGTATCAGAAGCAGGCGCAAAATTAGCTATTGTAACTAATGGAATAAGTTTGACAGGCGAAGGAATACGTAAAGCAATGGAATCGGGTGACCCAGCGGCTGTGCAAAAAGCAATGGGCGACTATCTTGGCGGTATGGCAACCGCTCAAAATCAAACTGTTAAACAAGTTGGAACGCTAGGCCAAGCTGCTGGAGTTTTAGGTGACATGGTAAATGGCCCACTCCAGCGTATGGGCAGGCTAATGGAAAAAGGCATGACATTTGAACAGGCTTTGCAACAAGCTAATTTAGATCAAGCAAACGCTGCCACTGGCTCAGCCGCAAGATTGGCAAAAGCAGAACAAAATATTAAAACATTTGGTAGTAACATGAATGACATATTCATGGAACTAATTGGTCCTCTTACAGGACCATTAATGACATTTAGTACTAGCATACTAAAAACAATAACTGAATTTACCAAAAGTGAAGGATTTACTAACACAATTAAAGAAGTTACTAATACAATGAATGATGTTTTTGACTGGCTAAGTACAGCACTTACGGAATCTAAAGAAGTAATAGGTGATGTTTTTAAATGGTTAGGTACATCATTTACACAGATTAAATCTGCATTCGAATGGGAAGGCATAAAAGGTGGGTTTACAAAAATATTTGAAAAGATTGGTCAAGGGATTGGTAATATTTGGCAATATGTAGAACCTGGATTTACAAAATTGTGGGAGAGTGCAACACCTTCATTAATCTCAGCATTTAATGGAATAGTAGATTTTATAAGTCCTTATTTGAAAAAAGCGCTTGATGTAGTTATAGATTCAGTAAATGATTGGATCTATGAAAAAACAGGTATTGGTGAAAGTTCTGCAGATAGACAACAACGTCAAATGCTAGAGCAAACAAAATATTATCAAAATTGGATGGAAGATCAAAAGAAAAAAATTGGTCTCCTTGGTAACAACGGATTACAACAGGTTGGACTTACTGGCTATTCAGATATGGATAAAAAGGCTATATTTGAAAAATTTCAATCTGATCGATCAGTTAATTCTACAGATGCAATACGAGCAAGTGGTGGCCAACGCCATAGTGGTACAATTGGTATGACCGGTAACTGGTGGGAGAAAGAAGACACAACTGTTAACATACAAAAAGGTGAAACTGTTGTTACACCCAGCCAAATGGAACAGATTGTAGGCGCAGCAAGCCAGACTGGCCTTGCACAAAGCATACAACAGTTAAATAGTTTAACAGCACAGATGCTGACACAAATGAAACAAACAGCAGAATATACAAGAAGAACCTATGATGCTACCAGAGCATTAGGTGGAAATCTATTTGAGGCAGCATAACGATGGCAAACCCAATATTTTACGTTTATCAATATGTAGATGAAGAAGGTATTCCTTTCTATATTGGTAAAGGTAGCAAAGATCGTATTAATGAAAGTCACTTGCCTTGGATACAAATTCCTCCTGTAGAACGCAGACAGTTTATTCAAACTAATATGGAAGAAAAAGCTGCATTTGATTTAGAAATTGAATTAATTAAAAAATATGGTAGAAAAAAAGACGGTGGGATATTAGAAAATATAAAACTAACACGATGGGTTTCACAAGCTGGATGGTGTCATTCAGCTGATACTAAGAAAAAAATATCTGAAAAAAATACTGGAAAAGTTAGAACTGAAGAACATAAAAAAAATTATCGTAAGCCTAAAACAGCAGAACACGCAGAAAAAATAAGACAGGCAAATTTAGGAAGACCGGATGACGGACGATATAGTAAAATATCTCAAACAACAAAAGGTAGACCTTGGTCTACAGCAAGAAGAGAAGCACAAATGAAAAAACAAAATGCCAAAGGAGTATTAGCATGAGCTGGCGCAAGTACTTCACACCCGCAGATACTTCGGGTAAACGAAGCCCAGTTAGCGGATCATTATCATACGACGGTAATACAAACCCCAGCAGAACTAATTATTCTAGCTATTTGCCCGATGTATACTCTGGACATCCAAATCGTTTAGAACGTTATGGTCAGTACGATACCATGGATTGGGACTCAGAAGTCAACGCTGCATTTGATATCCTAGCTGAGTTTTGCACACAGGCCAACGACGAAAACAAAACTCCTTTTCAAGTATTTTTCAAAGAACAGGCCACTAGTACTGAAATACGTATTATTAAAAAGTATCTACAACAGTGGACCAAACTAAACAAATTTGACAAACGTATTTTCAAAATTGTACGTAACGCATTCAAATATGGTGATGTATTCTTTGTCCGTGATCCAGAAACACAGGCATGGATGTATGTTGATCCAGCCAAAGTAGACAAGGTCATTGTTAACGAATCAGAAGGTAAGAAGCCTGAACAATATATGATTCGCGACTTCAATCCCAATCTAGAAACGCTGGCAACTACTGCTATTCAGCCCAGTGATGTACACGGCGGTGGCAGTCAGTTTGGTGGCAGCTACGGTACCGGTCAGGGAGGTGCAGGCGGGTCACGTGGCATGGTTGGATCATTTCCTACCAACACCAGTGGCAGCAGATTTAGTCAAAATCAAAATCAATATGCAATTGATGCCAAACATGTGATCCACATTAGCATGAGTGAAGGTATTGACAACAACTATCCATTTGGTAATAGCCTAATGGAAAGTATTTTCAAAGTATTCAAACAGAAAGAATTATTAGAAGATGCTATTATCATCTATCGTGTACAACGTGCGCCTGAACGTAGAGTATTTTACATTGATGTAGGAAATATGCCCAGCCATTTGGCCATGAGCTTTGTAGAACGTGTTAAAAACGAAGTAAATCAACGCCGTATTCCCAGTTCAACTGGTGGTAGTCAAACTGTGGTAGACAGTGGATATAACCCGTTAAGCATCAACGAAGACTACTTTTTTCCGCAAACTAGCGAAGGGCGCGGCAGTAAAGTTGAAATTTTGC